TTCGCGACGGCGCAGACGACGGACGCCCTCCCTGTTGTGCGCCTCACGATCGACCCGGTCGGCGTTGCATCGTTCGCCGGTCCCGTCCGAGCGACCGGCACAGCCGCGACGGCTCCGGCATTCACTGGGAGTGACACCGACACCGGCATGTACTTCCCGGCTAACAACCAGGTGCGCTTTTCGACAAACGGAACCGTTGCGGTTGCCGTTGACGCAACGCAGAACGTCGGTGTCCAAAACGCAAGCCCAAGCTATCCGCTACACGTTGGCGGCGGCAACAACACGGGCATCGTTACGACGGGACCTGCGGCCTATGTTGCAACCAACGGCGCAACGTCCATCGTTGTTCGCGATGCAACCAACGGGATCGAGTCGTTTTTGTATTGCGGCTCGTCTGTCGTGCTTGCTGGCGCGGCGTCCAACCATCCGTATCAAATTCGGACCAACAACAACACGCGAATCACGATTAGCGCCGCAGGCGACACGTCGATCGCCAACACGCTGTCCTTCAACTCCGGCTACGGTTCCGCCGCCGTGGCCTACGGCACGCGCGCGTGGGTGAATTTCAACGGGACTGGCGTTGTAGCGATCCGAGGCTCTGGGAACGTGTCCACGATTACCGATCTAGGGGTCGGCAGCTATTCGGTCAATTTTACGACAGCAATGCCAGACGTAAACTATTCTGCGCACGCGACTGTTGGATATGATGGTACGGTCGGTTCAGGCATTTTCGCAAGCGTTGACCGAAACTCCGCAGTGGCCGCCGTTGGCTCGGTAAGGGTGTACCTGTTCAGCACGGCGTTCGCCGTCGCGGATAGCACCATGGTTTTTGTTTCGGTGACGAGGTGACAAATGGATAAGGCAGTAATTTACCAGCACGAGGGCGGCGTAGCTGTCCTTTACCCGACCCCCGAGGCCCTCGCCTCGTGGACCATCGAGCAAATCGCGGAAAAAGACGTGCCGCACGGCCGCCCGTTCAAGATCGTGGACGTGACCGACATCCCGGTTGACCGCACCTTCCGCAACGCCTGGGAGGTTGACGCCTCCGCGTTGACCGATGGCGTCGGCGCAGAGTCGAACGAATTCCCCAAGCCTCCCGAGCCCGCCACGCCCGTGGAGCCTGAGCCCGCGCAAGCCGACGAGGTGCAATCGTGATCAGCGTCAACATGCCCAAGGCGAAGACCATCGCGCACACCATGCGTCGCGCCGCCCGAGAAGCAGAATTCGCGCCGCATGATGCGGTCATCGCGCGCCGCATCCCCGGCTCCGACGACGTGGCCGCAGAGGCCGCGCGCCAATCCATCCGCCAGAAGTACGCGCTCATCCAGGACGCCATCGAGGTGGCGACCGACGTGGACGCGCTCAAGACCGTCGTTGACCAATTCGGAGCGCCATGAACCCCGAGCAGGCCTTCAAGAATTTGTGCATCGTCGCCAATCGCGCCCAAAAGGCGGGCCTGCTGGAGCTGGCTGAGGCGGTGGGCGTGGCTGAAAGCATTGAGCTACTCGGCAAAACGCTGAACGTGCAGGCAGAGCCGACGCTTGAACCCGCTCCGGCGAACGAGTGATGGCAGCCACGAAGGCCGCGATGAAGTGCAACGCGCCGAAGCGCACTCCTGGTCACCCGAAGAAATCGCACGTCGTCAAGGCGTGCGAGGGTGGCAAGGAGAAGCTGATTCGGTTCGGTCAGCAGGGCGTCAGCGGCTCGCCTCCGAAGAAGGACGAGAGCGAAGCCGACAAGAAGCGCCGCGCGTCCTTCAAGGCTCGCCACGCGAAGAACATCGCTAAGGGCAAGATGAGTGCGGCCCACTGGGCCGACAAGGTGAAGTGGTAACGATGGCCGCGATCCCCCTCCTCGCAGGAATCTACACGACGACGACGCCCGACTTCCGGACGGCGTACCCGGTCAACATGGTGCCCGTGCCGAAGGCGACGGGCATCAGCGAGGCGTACCTGCGCCCCGGCGACGGCATCGTGAGCGACGGCACTGGCCCTGGCGTCGATCGCGGCGGCATCAACTGGGATGGCTCGCTCTATCGCGTCATGGGCACGAGGCTCGTGCGCATCGACCCGCTCGGAGTCGTGCAAGACATCGGCGACGTTGGCCCCGGCGGTCTCGTCACGTTCGACTACTCCTTCGACCGCCTTGCGATCGCTAGCGGCGGTCGGCTCTACTACCTCACAGGCTCATCGCTCGCGCAGGTCACCGACCCGGACCTTGGCACCGTCGTCGACTTCTGTTGGGTCGACGGCTACTTCATGACGACGGACGGCGAGTTCCTCATCGTCACCGAGCTGAACGATCCGTTCGTCGTCAGCCCGCTCAAGTACGCGAGCAGCGAGGCCGACCCCGACCCCATCGTGGCGCTCGTGAAGGTGCGCAACGAAGTCACCGCGCTCAACCGCTACACGATCGAAGTCTTCGACAACGTGGGCGGCGTCGGCTTCCCGTTCCAACGCATCGAGGGCGCGCAGATCATGAAGGGCTGCGTCGGCACCTTCGCCTGTTGCGCCTACCAGGAAGCGATCGCGTTCCTCGGTGGCGGGCGCAACGAAGCGCCTGCAATCTACCTCGGCGGCAACGCGCAGGCGAACAAGCTCTCGACGCAAGAGATCGACGAGATTCTTGCAACCTACACGGAAGCGCAGCTCGCAGGCGTGAAGCTCGAAGCGCGCAACGATCGGGCGCACACGTTCCTCTACGTGCATCTCCCCGACCGCACGCTTGTCTTTGACGGCGAGGCGTCGAAGGCCCTTGGGACGCAAGTCTGGTTCGTGCTCACGAGCGCCGTTCAAGGCTTCTCGACGTACCGCGCGCGTAACTTCGTGTGGGCTTACGACCGCTGGTGCGTCGGCGACCCGTCGAGCGCAGCGTTCGGGCGCTTCGCGCAGACGGTCTCGACGCACTGGGGCGAGCGCGTGCGGTGGGAATTGACGACGCCGATTTTCTTCAACGAATCCGCAGGGGCCATCTTCAACGAGCTGGAGCTGATCGCGCTCCCTGGCTCAGTGCCCTTCGGCACCGACCCGATCATCTCGACGAGCTACAGCCTCGACGGCCTCACGTGGTCGGTCGACCACACGGTGCGCGTCGGCGCCTTCGGTGCTCGGCAACATCGCATCGCTTGGCGTCGCCAAGGCTCGATGCGGCGCTTTCGCATTCAGCGCTTCCGTGGCGATTCGTGGGCGCATCTGCCCATCGCGCGCCTCGAAGCCGCCCTCGAACCGCTGGCCTGGTGATGACGATTCGACGCCTTGGCCTCACCCGCGATCAGCTCGCAAAGTTCCTCGTCGAGCACGAGCAGATCCGTCAATTCGAGCTCCTCTTCTCGACGGTCGACGAGATTCAGACGACGGGCCTCGACGCGGTGACGTTCGACGCCGGTGCGGCGCTCGCAGGCGTCAACAAACTGGCCGGTGTCGTCGCGCAGTTGGCCCAAGACGGGGCGATCGAGGCATCGAACGCACTCGCTATCGCCCAGGCTGCCGAACGCGCGTTAAACGCCGTTTCCGAGCTGGCGATGGTCGGGGCGACGCTGCCGCCGACGCCGCCGCTGAAGCGCAAGGGGCTCGGGACGTTCAGCTCGAACGTCGACCAGGTGGCCCTGCTGCCGAACGTGGCTTATCCCGTCACCTTCGACACGGTGGACGTAGAGCGCGGCGTCTGGCGCGACGCGGTAAACACCTCGCGCATCTACGTCGCCGACGGCAACTTCTACAACTTCCAGTTTTCCGCGCAGCTCGACAACACGGCACCGAACGCGCGCATCATGTGGATTTGGCCGCGCATCTCCGGCGTCGACGTGCCCGACTCGGCCTCTCAGGTGCGGATTCAGGGTAACGACGCGGAGCTGGTCGCGGCCTGGAACTGGGTGCTAGAGCTGAAGCCTGGCGACTACTTTGAGCTGGTGTACGCCGTCAACAACGTGTCGGTCCGCATGGAGCACTTCCCAGCGGCGGGCGTTGTCCCTGAGATTCCTTCCGTTATCCTGACCGTAACCAACGACATTTGAGGCGCGCATGGCCGTCACTCCCTCGCAGATCATCGCCCCCGGCTTCGTGCCGAACGTGAAGGGCACCGCGTACACGTCGAACGCCGCGAAGACGCGCATCGACTACATGGCCTTCACGAACGAGAACACGGCGAACGTGACGCTCTCCGTGTGGCTTGGCCCTGCTAGCGCGTCGCCGCGCATCAAGGACAAGACCATTCTTCCGGGCGAAACGTACCTCTGCCCCGAGGTCATCGGCGCGCTGCTCATGCCCGGCGAGGTCGTGCAGTACTCGTGCAGCGTCGCAGGCGTGCTCTACGGTTCCGCGAATGGAGTGCAATTCACATGATGATGCTCGGAATCCCCGTCGAAAAGCCGTTCCCATCGACCAGCGAGAACAAGAAAAACACGCTCATGGTCATCCAAGACTGGCAGCTCGGTCCCGAGCAGCCATCGAACGAGCGCGGCGCAAACGGCGAGTACTGGCGCGCACTCGCGAAGACGATGCAAGTCGACGAGGCCGAAGCGCGCCGTCGTCGCTGCTCCAACTGCGAGTACTACGACAACACGCCGGGGACGCAGCTCAAGATGGAGCGCATCCCTTGGAACTCGTTCGATGTCGGCGCGGGCTTCCGTGGCTTCTGCACGAAGTTCTCGTTCGTCTGCCACGACCTGCGCAGCTGCCAGGCGTGGGAAGAGAAGGAATTTGAGGGCGATTGATGACGCTTGCAGAGGCCCGAGCGAACGACGACGCGCAGAAGATTGAGCAGCTCGAAGGAGCTGCGCTCAACCTTCCGCAAGTCGATTGCAGCGAGGAGCACTTCTTCGCGCCTGGCCTCTACATCCGTCAGATCACGATCCCCGCAGGCGTCCTCGTCGTCGGTCACGAGCACAAGACCGAGCACGTCAACATCATGTTGAAGGGCCGCGTGACTATCGCGACGGCGGAAGGCGTCGCAACGCTCGTTGCCCCAATGACGTTCATCGCACCGCCTGGGCGCAAAGTGGCCATCGCGCATGACGAAACCGTCTGGCAGAACGTGCACGCCACCGAAGAGCGCGACCTCGCGAAGATTGAGGATGCATTCATCCGCAAAAGCGAAACGTGGCAAGCGCACAACGAGGCGGCTGCGCTAGTAGATAAGCTGCGAGAGCACGCGCTCTCTGATAGGGGTGTTCCATGAGTTGGGTTGCAACAGCGGTCATCGGCGGGTCGGTTATCTCCGGGGTCGGCGGCTACATGGCGCAGAAGAGCGCCGCCGAGGAAGCGTCGGGCGCGCAGCGCGAAGCGTCGCAGGCTGCGATCGCCGAACAGCGTCGCCAGCAGGCCGAGATGGAGCGTCTCCTTGCACCCTACATGCAAGCGGGTCAGGGCGCGCTCACCGCGCAGCAGAACCTGCTCGGCCTCGGTGGACCCGAGGCGCAGCAAGCGGCGATCGCGCAGCTTGAATCGTCGCCGCAGTTCCAGGCGATGGTGCAGCAGGGCGAAGAAGCCATCTTGCAGAATGCAAGCGCGACGGGCGGACTTCGCGGCGGCAACACGCAGGCGGCGCTTGCGCAGTTCCGCCCCGCGATGCTCTCGCAGCTGATTCAGCAGCAGATGGCGCAGCTCGGCGGGCTCTCGGCGATGGGCCAGCAGGGCGCGCTTGGCGCAGCAGGCTACGGGCAGCAAGGCACGCAGGGCGTCATGGGTCAGCTTGGCGCTATGGGGCAAGCGCAGGCCGGTGCAGCGATGGCGCAGGGGCAGGGAATGGCGAACCTCTTCGGCGGCGTCGGTGGCGCACTCGGCACGCTCGGCGGGCTCGGGGCGATGGGTCGCGGGCCGTTCGGCGGTGCGCCATCTCCTACGCCTGGGGGCGCGCCTGCTGGTGGCGGAGTGAGTCAGTCCGCAGCTAACGCTTACAATTCGATGACCGAAGCGCAGCGCAACCTCGCATTTCCAGGGGCATGATCATGGCGCAACCGTTCGACTTTACACTTCAGCTCCCAGATCCGACGAGCGCCGTAACCGGCGGCCTTCAGCAAGGCATCCAGCTCGGCGGCATGATGGAGCGCGCCGACCTCATGGCGGCGCAGAAGCAGCAAACGCTTCTTGAAAACCAGGCGCTTCAGGCGAAGGCGCAGCGCGCTCGTGAGTTTCAGGGCGAGCTCGGCAAGCTCGGCGCAGAGGGCTTTTCGTCCAAGAGCCTTAACGAGCTCATGGTGAAATACCCGGAGGCCGTCGAGCAGCTTAAGACGCCGTTCGCGAATCTCAGCACGCAGGAGCGCGAGGCGAAGGTCTCAGAGATTCAGCCAATCGTCGCCGCAATCAACGCGGGCGATCGCATCACCGCTGGCGAGCTACTCAACAGCCAAGTGACAGCGCTCCGCAACGCGGGCAAGACGCGCGAGGCCGACGCAGCCGACGTGCAGAAGAACCTCGTCCTCTACGGCGACCTCAACGCAGCGCAGACGAGCCTCAACACGGCGGTTGCGATGGCGATGGGGCCGGAGAAGTACAACGAAACTTTCGTCAAGCTCGAAGACCAGCGACGAGACCGGATGCTCGAAGATTCGACGAATCTGAAGGCGTACTCGGACGCAAAGATCGCGGAGGCAAAGGCGAAGTTCGCCGAGCTTCGCGAACAACTCGAAGTCGACAAGCTGAAGCCGAAGCCCATCGGCGCAGGCGGCGTCGCCGCGAAGCCAGCGCTCTCGCTGAAAGATCAGATCGGCGTCGAGGGCAAGCTGCGCGACAACTTCAACGACGCCATGAAGCCGATCACGGAGATGCGTCGTTCGTACGACCGCCTAAACTCAGCACAGGACGACGCCGCTGGCGACCTTGCGCTGATCTTCAACTACATGAAGATGCTCGACCCTGGCTCTGCGGTGCGAGAGAGCGAGTTCGCAAACGCGCAGAACGCGGCGGGTGTCCCCGACCAGATTCGCAATCAGTGGAACAAGTTGAAGAGCGGCGAACGGCTGAACCCTGAACAGCGCACGTCTTTCCGTTCGCAGGGCGCAAAGATTTACGAAGGATACAAGAAAGAGGGCTCGCGCATTCGTACGCAGTACACGACCGAAGCGAAGCGTCTTAACCTCGAACCGTCTGCCATCTTCCTGTCTGCGCCAGAAGAGGAGCAGCCGCAGCAGGCAGCAGCGCAAGCAGGCCCGCAAGTCTCGAAGGCTCCGCCGCAGGTTTCGCAGGCGGCTCCGGCGATGATGCCGTCGATGTCGCTCGGTGATGGGTTCACGTTCAAGGGTCGACGCTGATGGCCACTTACGAAGTGCAAGCCCCCGACGGGTCGATTCTGGAGCTCGAAGGCCCCGACAACGCGACGCCTGAGCAAATCGGTGCGGCGGCAAAGAGGGCCTACGCGGCGCAAGCAAAGACTCCGCGCGCCGCCGCTCCCGCCGCAGCGCCTCCGACCAAATTCGAGCAAGCGCGCGAATCCTACACGAAGTACGGCGGCGGACCCGCCGCGCCCGTCGGCATCGAGCCGACCTACGCAACGCCGCGCGCAGGCACGCCTACGGGGCTTCCCGAGGGCGCAGGGCAGGTCGTAGAGCCTGAGACGACGCTCGCGGGCATTGGTGGCGCAATCTCGCGCGGCATCGCCCCTGCTGCCGTCCTGGCGGGCGCGGGCGCGCTTGCGGCACCGCTCGTCGGGGTTGCTGCACCTGTTGGCGCAGCGCTTGGCGGCGGCGCTCTCCTAGCGTCGAAGGTGCTCGGCGTCGATCAGCCGTTCGTCGAGAAGCTGAACGAACTCATGACGCGCGCAGGCGTCGCAGAGCCAACCACGGCGATCGAGCGGCTCTTTCAGTCGGCGGCTGGCAGCGCGGCAGACGTGGCTACCGGCGTCGGCGCAGGCCAGGCGCTCATGAAGAGCGCCGCCCCGGTTGCGCAGGCTGCTGGTGCGATGCTCGCCGAACAGCCAGCGACGCAGCTTGCGGGCGGCGTTGGCTCCGGCCTCGCGGCGCAGGCGGCATCCGAACTAGGACTCGGGGCCGCCGGCCAGGCTGCTGCGGCGCTCATCGGCGGCATGGCTGGCTCCCGAGCCGCACGCACGCAAGTCATTCCGGCAGCGCAGGCGAGCGCAGCCGAGCGCGCCCTCGTGACCGAAGCCGAGAAGGCCGGCATCCCTCTGATGACAAGCGACGTTGCGCCGCCGCGCACGTTCGTTGGCAAGGCTGCGCAGTCGCTCGGCGAGCGCGTGCCTGTTGTCGGCACTGGCCCCGTGCGTCAAGCGCAGCAGGAAGCGCGCATCAGCGCAGTGCGTGACGTTCTCAACGACTTTGGAGCAAGCTCCGCTGCGCAGGCATCCGATGCGGTGATGGCCGATCTCCAGGCAACGCGCGGCGGGTCGCTCAGCAAGTACGCATCGCAGAAGACCGATGTGATCAACCGGCTTTCGCAGGCTGGCACCGTTCCGGTTCCCGGCGCAATCGCGGCAATCGATCAGCAAATCAGCAAGCTGACGGGGCTTAAGACCAAAGAGGTCCGCCCAGTCATCGAGCGCCTCGAAGACTGGAAGCAGTCGATTCAAGGGCAAAACCTCACGAACATCGAAGACTTGCGCAAGCAGCTTGGCGAGGCGTTCAAAGCCCCGGAACTTGCGAGCGTTCGCAGCACTGGCGAGAAGGCACTCTCCTCCATCTACGGCGCACTGCGCGACGACATGGGCGCCTTCATCCGCGACAACGGACAGCCGCAAGACGTTGCGAAGTGGACCGACGCGAACAAGAAACTCGCGTCGATGGCTGGCGAACTCAAGACTGGCGCGCTCAAGTCTGCGCTCGAAAAGGGCACCGAAACGCCGGAGGCGATTCGCGGAATCCTCTTCTCGTCGAAGCCAAGCGACGTGCGGCTTCTCTACCGCAACCTGAGCGACGCAGGGCGAGAGAACGCAAAGGCCGCACTGCTCGCTCACGCAGCAGAGAAGGCTACGACGAACGACGTGCTGAGCGTCGAGCGGTTCGTCTCGCAAGTCGACAAGCTCGGGCCTCAGTTTGGCGTCTTCTTCAAGGGCGATGACAAGCGGCGCATCGAAGGGCTCACGCGCGTGCTCGGCGCAACGCGCCGCGCTGCTGAGGCAGGCGTGATGACGAACACGGGTCAGCAAGCCGTGCCTGCTGTCACTGCGCTTGCAGCTGGCCAGGTCAGCGGAAGCGCGCTCGGCGGCGCAGCAGCCCTCGGCGGCGCTGGCCTTATGGCTCGCCTCTACGAGTCGCCCATGGTGCGCAATCTTCTGCTACGAATCCCGTCGACGAAGGTCGGCAGCCCCGAAGAAGCCGCCATTCTGAAGCGCATCAGCGGCGCAATGACCGCGCGCACGACGACACCCGAGGAGCAACCGACCCCATGAGCGCCTTTTCTGTCTCCGAGCCCTTTCCGACGTTCAGCGACCGCGACGGCCAGCCGCTCGACGCGGGGTTTCTCTACTTCGGCGCGGCTGGCTTCCCTGCGCAGTCGAACCCCATCCCGGTCTACGTCGACGCGGCGCTGACGATTCCAGCGGCGCAACCGGTGCGCACGCTCAACGGCTTCCCGCAGTACCAGGGCGCGGCGTGCCGGCTCTACGTCAACGCCGATGATTTCTCGATCGCGGTCAACCAGTCGGACAACACGCTCGTCTTCTCGTCGCTCAACTCGACGGTGCGCATCCCGCTCGCGTCGACGACGGGCAGCATCAGCGCCGACCGTGTAGACTACACCGAAGGCGGCATCGGCTCGACGACGCGCACGCTGACGAGCAAGCTGCAAGAGTCGGTGTCCGTCTTCGACTTCATGACGGCGGCGCAGATCGCCGACGTGCAAGCGGGCACGCTGCTCATCGACGTGACCGCGCCCATCAACGCGGCGATTGCAGCGGCGGATGACGTGTTCTTTCCCGAGGGCGCGTACCGCGTCTCGAACGACGGAACGACGACGAACGGGGCGATTCAGATCCCCAACGTCCTAGCGTCGAAGACGCTTCGCGGCGCTGGTCGCGGCAACGCAATCATCCACAACTACGGGCAAGGCCCCTGCATCACGTCGATCGGCAACCTGCTTTTCTACAACGTGTCGCTGCACGTCTGCGACTTGACGATCCAGGGCACCGTCGGCTCCGGCGACGGCATCTTCTGCGACTACACGTCGCAGAGCATCTTCGAGCGCATCGAGCTACTTAGCTGCGGCACGAACGGCATCAAGCTCCAGCGCGGCGCGCACAACGCGCTGAACGACGTATGGGCGCGCGTCTGCGGCCTCGACGGCGTGCTCGTCGGCCAAGAGGCTTTCTTCACGACCATCGTCGGCGGCACCTTCGAGTCGAACTTTCGCCACGGGCTCAACGTCGCAGCAGACGGCGGCGCGGCCCCGAGCGGCGTGACTGCGACCGGCGCGGGCTTCCGCTCGAACGCGGTGCACAACGTCAACGTCCTTGATGGCGCTGGAGACGTTCGCCTCTTCG